ATGTTGAGCCATCTAGCAGGTTGCATGAGTTCCTACAATCCTTCAGGGGGGTGAATGTTGTCAGCGAAAGACTGCTCGGGCTGTTTCCATACTCAACGTATACCCCAAATGGAGTCGATATACATATCTTTCGAGCCTCCAGAATTCCGGGGAGGGGGAAAAGAATTATCGTCGGCTGTGCGTACAACCCCAAGCATGACTGGCGCAAGGGTGTCAATGACTTCATCCGGCCTGCGTGTGAGTTATCTGGGGCGAAGCTGTCTCTTGCCCCCCGAAACAGAAGTTTGTGTGAAATGCCAGCGTGGTACAACACCATTGACGTATATGTGTGTGCGTCGTCCAGTGAAGGGCTTAGCCTTTCTGTGCTAGAGGCGCTGGCGTGTAAGCGTCTTGTGGTCAGCACAATTCCCAATGAATTACCAAATCAGTTGATTGTTTCCAGAGATATTGACAGCGTTGCTGGTGGGATTAAGGAAGCGGCAACCTATATGCATGAATGCGATCTACCAGAGGAGTGGTCATGGAAGAAACGTTGTGGCGCGTGGATAGATTTCTTGGTAGGCTAAATGGCACTATTTAAGCATTTCTTTAAGCACATTGAGGGGCTGTCGTTCATCCAGATTGGGGCGAACGATGGGGTTAGGTCTGACTTTCTCAACAAGTACATCAAGAAGTATCATTGGCGAGGCGTGCTGGTAGAACCGCTGGCGGATGAGCTGGAAAAGTGCCGCAAGGAGTATGCTGGCTGTGGTGGTTTGGAGTTTGAGAATGTGGCCATTGCCGAAAAGGCTGGTGAGCGAGAGATGTATGTGATACCAGAACAGACGGTGTCCAGTGCATTTGCACCCGTATGGAGGAGTATATCAAACGCTGTTGCAGAAGGCAGAACCAAGAGGGTTGTGGTTCCGTGCATCACGTTCATGGATCTGTGTGAGAAGTACGACATCGCCAAACTAGATGTGTTGGTGATTGATACCGAGGGGTACGATTACCACATCCTCAAGACGATTGATTTTGGGCGCATCAAACCCACGGTTATCGTATATGAGTACAAGGACAAGCATTCTAAGGTGCCCTATGCGCAAGAGTGTTTGGAGCTATTGGCTGTGCGGGGGTATCGTTTTCGCGGTTTCAAGCAAAACATGGTGGCATATCAATGAACCCTCTTGTCGTTTATGGTTGCGGGTATAGCCTCAGCGGGCTTTCTGATGAGCAATGGGACGAGCTGCGCCAGTACGATTCTATCGGTGTGAACTGGTTTGTGTTTCAGCGGTGGATTGAGCCTACTTACATGCTGGTTGGAGACATTCGCCCGGACAAGCGGGTGGCAAAGATGGGGCGCAGTTTTGATGAAGCATATGAGCGGTACGTTGAAGAGGCACGCGCACCATGCTATAGGCAAACCGCGTTCTTGTCTACCAAGGAGCAGCTACCCACGCTTGCCGAGTTGAATACCGAACTCTATGAATGGGAGCCCGCGTGGGCGCAGAGCAGTGTTACGGTGGCATCACGTTATGGTGTTTTGAAGGGCCACGACAGCCTTCTCTGGGCGGGGGTGGATTTGTATGATTACCGGTTTTTCTTTTTGGGCAAAGATGGGCTTCGTAGCTATGGACTACGTGGTGGGGGCTGGGCCAAACGAAAGCTTCATGGGAGACATCAAGCATACAAGAAACTGAAGACGTGGTTTGACTCTGGGGTGTGTGAGGTTCCGGTCTATTCTTACAACCCCAAATCATTGATATTGGAAATGGGTGCTAAGCTATGGTAATCTTTCTTCACATTCCCAAGACATCGGGTACTACGATTATGCGCCACATTGTGCCGCCCAGTGTGGCCTGTGGGCATTATCCCTATGGTATCCACAAGGCGTTCAGAACCTTTGGAATACGGGACAAGGCTCGGTATTTTACGTTTCTTCGAGAGCCAGTGGCAAGGTGGCTGTCTCACTACAACTACCTGCTTGGGAGTGATGACCCCCGATATCAGCATATTCATTTGATGAAGTGCATAAAAAATGGTGCCACCACCGCATTGGACAATGTAATGACCCGCCAACTGAGCGGACAGGAGCCCCTTGCGGAACGACCGTATACAGACGAAACGCTGAAGACGTTGAATGTATACAACCCCCATGCGTGTGTGTCTCCAAAGATTGACATGGAGCGGGCACTACGTAAGGCCAAAATGCACTTGGACAAATTTCGATTTGTGGGATTTTTTGAGAGGCTGCCCAAGGACTATCACAGGTTGTGTAAGAGGTTTGGTTGGCCCCAGCCTAAGATTATACCACATTGCCGTAAGACCGAGCGTTCTGTGAATGTGGGCATTGAACACGTCAAGATGCTTAACCAATACGATATTGCCCTCTACAACTATGCAAAGGAGAGGTGGTGGTAATTGTATATAATCGGTCTATGTGCCAGACATATAGATCAATTGTGCCTCTGATTGATTCAATAATAGAGGTGGGTCACGAGTTGGTTGTACAGGTGTATGATCGACGCTTGGACTTTGATAAATACACCCATGACCACCACGACATAAAGAGGTCGTCGCCAGAGTGCTTATCGCGAATGGCGAGGAATTTTGGTGTGAAGATAAGGCATCTTGACGTGGTGAGGTATACGCGGAAAGACCATCCGACCGCCGACCTATATTTGAATTATGTGTGCTCAAGGATAAGGGGGTGCTTGCCTCCCAAAACATTGGGGATACCGTTCCACAAGCACGTTTCGTTGGTTCCGTCCGGCGAGGTGGTGACAGGTAACCCCCTGTCTGAGGCGTTTAATAATGCTCCGTATGAGGAGATTCCAGGAAGCGTACTCATTCTCCACGTTGGTGGTGCTCGCGGGTACATATCAAGGCTTGGGTCGAAGACCAAAGAGCACAAGGTGTGGGCAAAAAACAAAGAGATAATGAGGCGCATTCTGGACGGGCTGTCGTTCGCATCACGCATTGTTGTTAAGGCCCACCCGGTGCCGTATCATGGCTGCACAAAGAAGGATATGGAGGAGCAGTTTGGCGACAGGGCCACCATTGTAGATGATGATATGATACGGTATGTGAAGGAGAGTGAGTATATTATTGGATTTGGGACATCGGCATGGACCCTTCTTGGTGGAAGTGGGAAGAAGCTCATAGACCTGGTTGGGGCTTCTGGGTTCGGTCACAACCGCGAAGGTCGGTTTGGGGAAAACAGCACAGGCGTGTGTATTGAGGAGTTGCACAATCTTCCCGAGATGGATGGTTTGCGGTCTGTTTCTGGAAGAGAACAATTTGAACTTCTCGCCGTCGAGAACATAATGGATTTGATAAGGAGCAAGGCATGGTTGTAGGAATCATTATGGGGCGCAAGGGCAGTCGTGGGTTTCCCGGAAAGAACCATCACGTTATATGCGGGAAGCCAATGGTTGAGTGGACGATAAAGCACGCTGTTGGGTCTTGTATTGACAGGGTGTTTATCACGACTGATGATAAGAAGATTGTTGCTATTGGCGAATCATATGGGTGTGACATTATAGAGCGCCCTCCAGAGCTGTGTGACTCAAGTGCGCTTGGTGATGCTGTATACCAACATGCGTACTATGAGATTGTGAGGCGTATAGGAGAAATAGGTGCGGCTGTATTGATGTGTGCCAATGCCCCCACTTTTTCTTCAGAACAGGTAGACGAGGGTGTTGGCGTATTGCTTCGGGACAAGAGCTATGATTCGGCCTGTACGGTGTCTAAGTACAACTGGTATTCTCCCAACCGAGCACGCAAAATTGTTGATGGTGCCGTTGTGCCTTATGACATGCGCCTTGTTGAGTCTGGAAGCTGTGACCGTGACAGCACCGGAGACTGCTATTTCTATGACTGTTGTGTTGGTATTGCTCGCCCCCACGGGCTAGAGCACATTGAAGATGGCCAGATGCCCCAGAAGTGGTTGGCGGGTAGAATTTATCCAATAGTGAACGATGGTGGTTTGGACATAGATTCAGAGTTCCAGTTGGGACAAATAGAATGGTGGTTGAGGAAATATGGAAAAGCGGCGGCTTGACTCGCTTGGGTGGGAGGTTTCTCGGATAGGGCTCGGAACTGCCGGGTTTGGGGCCAAGGTGTTTCGCCCCGTGGACGAGAAGGCGTGCAGGGCAACATTGGAAGTATATGTGGCAGCGGGGGGAAATTTTATCGACACTGCCCGAAACTATGGGCAGAGCGAACGGATTATCGGGGAGACCTTGGGGGGGGCGAGGAGCGATTTGTATCTGTGCTCAAAATCTGAGGCAACGTCAGAGCGCCAACTCCATAAGGATTTTAAGAAATCTCTGGGGCAGCTTCAGACGGATTGGCTTGATGTGTATTATATGCACGGTGTTTGGTCTGGGAAACTCTTGAAGGCTTATCTGTCTTTGAAGCGCAGTGGGGATATACGGGCGATTGGTGTGTCGTTGGGGGTGGTGCGCGATTTTCCTGACGAGGTAGATGTGGTGCAGGCGCTATCGGTCTTCTTGGGGAAGTATTCAAACCGTGTGCGTGTTGCCCGCAGCGTGTTGGGGCGAGGGGCCTATCGTGAGCAGGCGCAGAGACGAATAGCTGCGGCCTTAGGGTTGTGCGATGTGGTTTTGGTGGGGGCAAGGAAGCCGTGGCAGATACCGTCCTGATATATGGCTCCGGTTGGAGTCTTACGAAGATTTCGGAACCCGAGTGGGAGCGCCTTCGGCAGTACGACTCCATTGGGTTTAACTGGTTTATATGGCAGACGTGGATACGCCCTACCTATATGCTTGTAGGAGGGATTCGCTGGGACAAACACGAGAAGAAGTTGGGTAAGAATAAGCAGCAGGCGTATCAGAATTATGGGGTACAGGCACGCACCCCGCGCTATGGGGATACCGTTTTTCTGGCCACCGATTGGCAATCTGAACTGTCCGGTGGTTTGCCCAATGAGCACCGGGTGGTTCGTACCGAGGAGTGGGAGACGGAGGATTTGGGTAAGATTCATTGGTCACAGGAAACCAGCAACACCCACTCTGCCTTGGGCTGGGCAATCAAAAAGGGATATCGACGGGCGGTGTTGCTTGGTATTGACTTGTACGACTATCGATATTTTTACCTTGGGAAAAACCAACTACGCCGCGTGGGGGGGCGGAAAGGAAAATTTAAGAAACCCAATCTCAACGATGTCCATGTGGGGGCGAAGAAGATACTTGGATTCTTCTATGACCACCCAGAGGTATTTGACCAAATTGAAATCGTGTCCTATAATCGTTATTCACTATTACTTCAGGTGCCGCAAATCAAATGCGTATAGTCCTTATTGCCCCACAGTATCGTATTCTCCACTCTCCACAAAGTGAGATGTCCAAGAACGTACATCGCCGCGCCCAACCGGTTTTGGGATTGGCGATACTTGCCACGGCCCTTTCGCGGGCAGGGCACGAAGTGTTGTATCTGGACAGCGTGATTGAGGATATTGATCAGACCATCAGATTTGACGAGGAAACAGATTATTATGGGCTGATGCCCGATGGTATCCGGAAGAGGGTGGAAGCATTCAGCCCCGACATGATAGCACTTACATGCCTTACCACCAGCCAGTACCCCCTCGTGAGGGCCATTTGTTTTGACCTGCTGCATTTGGATATTCCCATCATTATTGGTGGGAACCATGCCAGCTTGAATGCGAGAAAGGTAAGCAGGGAGGGGTTCTATTCAGTTGTCTGCGGCGAAGCGGATCGGAAGATAGTTGATGTGGTGGGTCGAATAAATAGTATACCGGAGATACTTGACCTTGGCAGGTTGGAGAATTTGGATTCCAGCCCCAAGATTGACTGGGGGTTGTTGCCGATGGAGAAATATTGGACCAAGGCACTCCCACAGAACCCATTTCCGATGAGTCGCAAAACCATACTCTATGAGACATCTCGGGGTTGTCCGGAGCACTGCGTTTTTTGTTCAACAACGGAATTCTTTGGAAACAGATTTCGGCCCAAGAGTTCTCGGCGTGTTGTTGAAGAGATTTCCGAAGCGGTTGAAAAGATGGGAATCGAGGAGGTTCAATTCTGTGATGACAGTATGGGGGTGGAAAGGAAGAGGTTTTTGGAGATTTGTGATGGGCTTGCTCCGCTGAAGATACACCTTTGTAACCCGTCTGGTATACGATTCTACACCAAGAGCGAGGAGAAGCTTCGTGAGAACTTCAGGAAGATGCGGGATGCGGGGTTCTATCAGATGACCTTTGCTGTCGAAAGCGGAAACGACTATGTTCTGAATACAATCATCAAAAAGCGTCTAGATTTGGAGTGGGCTCGGAAGGCTATTGGGATAGCCAAGGATTACTTCAGGGTTCACGCATTCTTTATAGTTGGTCTTCCGGGCGAAACGGAGGAACAGATACACGACACCTTGCGATATGCCGAGGAGATCGATGTGGACAGCTACTCGCTGTCATTGGCCCAGCCGTTTCCCGGTACTGAGCTGTGGAGACTTTGCAGGCGAGATGCGTGGATTTTGCCGGGAGTGGGAGACTCCGATATGCTGCTGGGGAAGCAGGTGATACGTCGAGACGATGACCTTAATTTGAAGAAATTGGCAGAGGAAGCACTTGTCAGGCTCAACAAAAAAGGTGTACCCAAGGCTCATTAGGCCGGTGTTTTGTGACAGGCATCGGGGCAAGGATGTTCTGTTGGTGCTTACTGGTAAAAGCATGAAGACCCATTGGGACAGGGTGCGGGAGTTTGGGCAAAACAAGGTGGTGATTGCCTGTAACAGCATACCGTTTCCGGCCCAATACCATATGTTTACTAATAGAAAGAAGTTTTGCTGGCATCACAAGATTGTACCCAAAGAGACAATGCTGTTGTTGGGGTGCTATATCTCCCCTGTGGTCATTGCCAAGAAGATTGGTGGGCGTGCATACGAGTGGGTTTACTATCGGGGAAGGTATCCCACGGCGAAGCGGGGCAGCCTGTCGGTTGAGAATGGGATTGTCGATGTTTCTCCCTGTGATGTCGGCAGTGTGATGATGGGGGTTGCGGTAGCTATGGGGGCGGCAAAGATATGGATAGCTGGAATGGACGGTTTCAGCGTCCATGCCGGGGGGGGCGAACATTTTGAAGAAGACGGTGATGAAACGACTATGGAAATACGCCTTGACCGAGAGCGGTGCAAGTGGGACATTTTGGCCAAGTTGAAACCAACGATTATCACCCCCACCGTGTATGAGGAATATTATGCGGGTCTTGCTGATATCGTATGATAACGATGACTACATAGGTGTCTTTCCGCTGGGGCTAGCATACCTTGCCTCCAATGCGGGGTATGCGATTGAGGCAATGAGAGCATTGTACTTTGAAAATGCCCCATTCAGGGGGTTCAGGAGGTCGTAATGAATGTGTACTGCAACACGGCCATGTGTGAGATTGAAAGCAACTGTGAGAAACAGGATGCGGTGATGCTTCTTCAGGGGGCACGGAAGGTGGACTTGGACGAGTTTCCCAGCCTGAAGTACATGTACCGTGCCGGGATTGGAAGCGAGAACCTACCCCTTGAACAGATTGCCGAACGGGGAGTAAGGGTATGGTTCCCCTCAATGGGGGTAAGAGAAGAGATATCAAAAGCCGTGGCAGAGTTGACGGTGGCCTTTATCATGCACGCAGCCACGTTGGACAAGTCAGACTTGGGTGAGTGGCACCGCTACAGGCGGGGCAGCTTGGTGGACAAGAAGATTCTGGTGATTGGAAATGGGCACATTGGCTCCAAGGTGGAGGCCAGGCTGTCGTCTCGGACAATGGTGTATGACATCAAAAGCTCCATGCCTAACGAGCTTGAGAAGTTTGCACGGGCAGCAGACATTGTGACCATTCACATACCGGCCAAGTGTATCAATCTTGGTACATCTGTGGCGTACAATCACCACTTCATTGACGCGGAGAAGCTGTCGTGGCTGAAGAACGGGGCGGCGGTGGTGAACACCAGCCGTGGTGACATTGTGGACGTGGATGCCATGTATGATTGGCTGATGGACACGGACGGGGTGTACTATGCTGACGTGCATGATCCCGAGCCGTACAACGGGCTGTTTGACGATGAGGGGTGCAGGTTCTACGGAACGCCCCACATGGCTTCGTATACCGAGCGGGTGGTGGACAGGAACACGGAATTTGCCAAGGAGTTGATGGGGGCGCTTGAGTGAAGTATTTGTTTCTCAGAGGCAAGGTCGATAAGCGCACCCAGCAGGTGCGTACATTGGCCGAATCAAGCGACATGTGGACACACTTGGCGTTTGGCCTTGGGGAAGTGGTTGAGTTGTGGTACTGGGGGGGTGACAGGGTACACCAGTATGGGCCTGGATTGGTTGAGCGCTGGATACCCGATTTTAAGCGTTCTGAGCTGCCTGACTACCGACCTGATGTTATCATATGCCGGGGTGGTTTCCCTCAGTACAAACACGTCCTACGGCGGTTTGGCGGTGCCCTGCGGGTATACTACGGTGCTGGCAAAAGGTACATGCCGGACGGGGACTATGATTTGGCCCTCGTGGACGATCCACAACAACAACAAGCCGTGCGCAAGAAGTATCCTAATGCGTCGGTTCAACTGTGGGAGAAGCCTGCGGCACCGCATTTTGTTCACCGGAATGTGAACAAGGTGTACGATCTGTGCTACATTGCCAATGGACAGCAGGCCAAAATAAAGAACATCAAGTGGGTTTATGATACCTGCCCCAAACACTATAAGCTACTGCATCTGGGCTATTCATCCGGGTACACTGTACCAGACAATGTGGTACAAGAGAGAGTGGATAGGATGCAAATGCCCTCTCGTATTTCTCTATGCCAGGTTGGAATTGTACCCTATACTGCCTATGACTCTGCCCCAAGGGCACTTATAGAGATGGCGGCATGTGGCCTTCCGGTGGTTGCAATGGAGTCTACGCATCACCACTACCCCTCCCTGAGCATCAAAATGGCTCCCGTTCGCAAGTTCTGGGCACATGTGGACTCGGCAATGCCGTTTGCGCACCTCTATTCGGCAGCCAAGCGCAGTCGTGAGGTGCGGAAGAGGGTCAACATATCCACCGCCGCTGACAGGATAAACACTCTAATTGGGGCGTTGTGGCATGAATAGGGAAGTTGTTGGCAAGCAGCTTTTGGAGATATTTGCTTGCGGTGAGCGGGTTGGCATTGGGCACTCTATGTTTGTCGGGTTTGGAACGCTGCTGGGGTTTGCCCGCGAGAAGAACCTCATTGAGCACGATGACGATACTGACGTGTGTGTGCGAGCGGACTGGATAACAGAGGAGCAGGAACAGGCGTTTTATGGGGAGCTGAGAGCACAGAACATGTTCATGTACCGCCACCGCCGAGCGGCCCGGAAGGACACGGGGCGGCTTCTGTGGCTATCCCTGCGGTCGCAAATCAAGGAGCACGGCGGGGCCAAGAGCTGCGTATGGTTCATGTTCCCGTGGAAGGGCTATTTGTGGCATTGCAAGGGAGGCCGGTGGCTGAAAAAGATAGGCATGAAGCCCGATGTGTACAAAATGCTTCCCAATCGTGGGCAGGACTTGGACAAATATACCACGTTCTTGAAGGGAAATACCCTTTCTGCATACGAGCCGCTTGTGTCTGTGGACTTTTGTGGCGGAAAGGTAAACGTGCCTCCCGGCATAGGAACCTTACTGGACGAACACTACCCAGATTGGGCTATTCCTGGCAAGGGTGCATCCCTCAGACACAAGCTGGTGCTTGTGGGCCAATGGGATGACGATAGGACGTGGATGTTTATTAACGCCTAGTATCATAAAGATACACTTTACCCTTGCCTTCCTTAGTCATTTGTGTTATATTGTATAGCGAGGCTGTTTAGCCTCGGCAAACATTCACCAATATAGCTACAAGGGCGTTCAAGCCATAGCTTGACGCCCTTTCTTTATGACTTGGTATCAAATCAGATGTCCGAACAAGCGCAGAAACGGCGGCACCAAGCCGTGCGCTAATACGCTTAAGTTTGTGGATCAGATTGAATCCAGCAAACGGGAGATTCTGTATTGCTCTTCCTGTCATGCGCAATGCCATCTTACGTGGAACGCTGCTGGGGGATGCACCATACGGATTCCCAAGAAAAAGATTATCGTTGAGGCGCAACTATATCCGGTAGTTGGACAGCGAGGATAGCATGGTAGACATACCCACAGAACAGGTTTTCGAGTTCGACTTGGGTGGCAAGAGAAAGAAGTATGTGCGTGCCAATGATGAAAAGCTGATGGCGCACTACAGGAAATGGCTGTCTGCCAAGCAGGCACAGCGCAGGGAGCGCGAGCGAGAGTTTGAAAACCTACGGATGTACTGTGGGGTGGACAATTCCCAATGGCCCGGAGCCATACAGTCATTTCTCAGGCAAGAGGCTCGTGGTGTAGACCACGGGCAGTTTACGCATTTTGGGCAGTATAACCTTCTCAGGCTCAAAATCAACGGCATTGCCGGAAGCATCATACGCAACCCGTTCGATGCGACATTTGTTGCGGACGATGAATCACAGACAGAACTGACGATGGCCCTTCAGGAAGCCTACATGAGCGACAAGGAACTCATGGACTGGCAGGCTGAGGACTCGATGGTTACCACGCTTGGGCTGGTGTATCGCGGCACGTTGCGAATGTACGTGAAGAACACCTTCCCCGCCTCGCCAATGGGCAATATCGCCATTGAGTGTATGCCTCCCGGCACCACCATTGATGACCCCGACTGGATAACTACCAGCAGCAAAGACATGAAGAACCATTGGACACTGGCCCTGATGACTATGGAGGAAATCAAGGAGCGGTGGCCGATGAAGCGTGACATTATCAGCCGGGAAGAGTGGCTGATGGCAAATGGCGGGAACAACTACGAGGCAAAGAAGAATGTCGATTGGAACCGCAACGTAGATGATGTTACGCACCGTCACGGAAACCTCTATTTGGTGGTGCAGCACAACTACCTGAAGAAAGAAAAAATTGACCGGGAATTTGACGCACGAACCGGAACTGTTTTCTGGGAGTGGATGAGTGATGAGCAGAAGAAAGACCTCGCCATTAAGAATGGTATCGGCTCCGAGGATATTAAGAAAATCACCCTCCATGATAACGTGGCTTACACTTATACCTTTGCTCCCGGTCTTTCTTTGTCTTACGCTCTGGATGACTATAAGGATGAGTTTCAGCTTGGGCGCCTGCCCTACTTTCCGTGGACTACCACGCGGATGAACGGCAAGCCCGTTCCGATGGTGGATCAGCTTCGGGACGCACAGGTGGAAATCAACAAGCGCCAATCAACTATCACCCTTGCTGCGGAAACGTCAATCAACGGTCACCTCATGGTGGACGCGGCCATCTTCGGTATGGACAAGAAGAAGATGGATGACTTCGTGAAGAACCGCAACAACCCGCAGGCCGTCAGCTACGTGAAGGCGGGGGCATCACGGCAGTTCCCGAATGCGGTGCAGGAGGTTGGGAAGCAGCAGATACCCCCCGATCTTTTCGGCATTGTAAACGAGATGGTTGACCTCATGGACAGGCTGGTTCCGCAGCCCGCCGCGTCGGAGGGGCGCACGGAGCGTTCGGGCGAATCGGGAATTTTGTTTGCCCACAAGGTTGAGGTTGCAAAAACCATGCAGTCCACCATGCTGGCGTCTCGGAGACAGCTTTGGAACGACCTTGGTGAGGCGTATTTCTTCATGGCGAAGCAGCTTTATTCCAAGGGGCGCAGGACATTCACCGACGGTAAGGGGTTGCGGAAGATGACAATCAACAACCCCGTCACCCTCGGCAACGGTGAGGATGTGGTGGTCAATGACTTCTCGGGGCTGGCGCGGCACCGGGTGGTTATCTCCGAGGCACCCGCTGGTGTGAACAACAGGCTGATGCAGCGCGAGCTAAACGCCACGCTGGCACAGCACTTCGCACAGTTGGCACCGAATACGAGTATGAGTTTCATGGAAAACGTGGTCAATTCTCTTGACCTTGATGAGATCAAAAAGCAAGAGGCCATAGAATCCGTTGCGTTGGATCGCCGTCGATTGCAGAGTGAGACCGAGGCTGCTATTGCCAATGCGGAAGTGATGAAGCAGCAGGCTCGGGCAGCGGCACAACCTGCTGGCGGTCCTCCGGGCGGCGGAGGGGCCCCTGAGCCCGGTGGCGCTCCAACAAGTCCTGGGGGGCCGTTGCCGGTAGGCGGCGAAAGCGTACCACAGCTATCAGGTGAACAACCAGAACTTTCATCGGGCCTGACACTAGCGAGGAGATAGTGTCGCCCACAACCAAGGGGTAACAAATGGCAGAGAGCCAGAAAGAGCAGACTGCGGAGCAGCCCCAGCAGGCTGAGCCGCAAAAGAAGATGACCCCCGAAGAGTTTCAGGCGAAACTGGCTTCGGGAGACATCGACACTAGTACCACTGACCCCCAGACGCTTATTGATGAGATGGTGGCGTTTGAGGAGCCTGAGGACACTCAGGAAAAGCCGGTGGAGACACCGGAACCAAGCCTCGGTGAGGTGAAGGAAGAGCCCCCGAAGGAAGAGCCGGAAGCGCCGGTTCAGTTTAAGAACTTTGGGGAACTGATGGCAACGGCAAAGGAAGAGCTTGGGGACGAGTTTGCGTCCGCAAGGGACATCATTGTCAAGGCCAAAAACCAAAAGGAACACCTTCAGAAAATGCAGACGGCTGTTGAGCGGTGGAAAAACGACGCCACCAGCGCAGACAGAAAGATTGCAGAACTGGAGGCGAAACTTGCGGAGAAGGCAAAGGAAGTGCCAGCGGCACCGACAGCCCAACCGCAGCCCGCGCCTGCAAAGGCAGAGGAACCCAATTTTGAGGCCGAGATTCCAGAGGTTGATAAGCCGGGCGAATTTGCTGATGCTGACGAAGTTGCAAAATACTTTGACAAGGTTCGCAAGCGCGACAACCTGATTGCAGACAAGAAGATTAAGTGGCTGAAGACAGAGCAGGAAAAGTCTGTGAAGGCTGCCGAGTCTCGGATCAGGGAAATTAACAAGTCTGCGCAAGAGAGGGTTGAGGCTGAGTTGCGACAGCGCCAGGAGCAGGAGCGGATAGAGCGTCAGCGGCAGGAGTCGTTTGTTGCAGCCAACGACTTTGTGAGAAGCCACAAGGAGTTTGGTATCAATGATGTTCGTGAGAACGACCAGAAGTACAGCGAGTGGGCGTCTCAGGTGGAATACCTGAAGCGCCAGAATCCCGCGTACCAAAACCGTGACCTCGTTGCAGATTACTTCAACGGTGTTTCGGATGCGGTACAGCTTTTGGACGGGTATGCTCTTACGCCCCCCGGTGGGGCAAAGGAACATGCCATGCTCATTGAGCTTGAGAGGATTGCCTTGTCTCATAACTTTGTGGATAAGACAACTGGGCGGCCAAACTTTGAAGAGGCATATGTTTTGAAGAAGGCGCGGGATGGCGTTGATCTCGAAGAGACAAACGAGAGGGTTGCAAAAGCCGTTGAGCAGACGGTGGATGTGATTCAGCAGCGCCAGTCAGCACCGCAATCGCTTGGGGCTTCGGAGGCTCGTGCGAAAGAAGAGGGGCCATCGGCAACCCCCGAGCAGATTCAGACACGTATCACCCAACTACAGGCTAACATGTCTTCAATGCGTCCAGATGACCGCATAAAAGCGATGGGGGAGGTAGAGGAGCTAATGTCTAGTCTAGGCATGACACAACTTAGTACAGGAGCTTAACAATGGCTGTTGCAACTCCTTCCCAAATTAATGCCAATCTAATTCGGCAGTATTGGGACACGAAGCTGTACAACGAGTCGCTTCAGAGGGATGTCTTTTCGTCTCTGCGGACGATCTTCGACCACACGAGCAACATCGACATTCCCGGCAACTCGCTCACGATGGAGTTTAATGCGGAAGCGAACAACGGCTACCGCACGATAACTCTCGGATTCTCCAACGCGCTTCAGAACACTCCTCGTGAGGGCGACCTTCAGAACCAGATTGGTTTTGAGGAAACCCTGCGCGAGAAGAGCATGGATGCCTACTACAATGAGTTCAGCCATGCTGTGGCTGTGTGGAACTATGGTATCCATTATTCTTCGGGCACCAAGCCGTATGGCGAGAACATGGACTTTGCCACGAAGAAACTGGGTGCGTTCATGGAAGAGCTGGCCGGTCTGTATTACAGGCAGGCACTCCTCCAGCGCTATTCTCGTAACCTGACCCGTAGCCCGGTGTCGGTTACACAGGCATGGAACAACAACTGGTACGTGAAGAACGTGTCGGACGCGAACCAGCCTGCGTACAGCACCACCCTCCAGACCCATACTGACAACATTGCCAATGCGCTGATTGCTGCCGGTACTGGTGCGAATGCGAACCTCGACGCTCGCTATCTGACCGCACTGCATCACCGTGCGACCACGCAGCGTTGGGAGCCGCTGGATCTGCCTGGTGGCAAGGGCTTTGTCCTGACGATTCCGAGTGCCCAGAAGTTCCACATTCTGGATCTGGATCGTTCGGATTCCACGGCGAGCGGATACTTTGTCCCGACCCATCGCTGGAGTGACAGCGAGCGCTACATGTTCCCCGAGGGGGCGGCGCTTGGGAAGTGGCTGAATATCTACCTCGTTGAGGACGAGAGGGCTCCGACCCTGTCGATTAGCGGTTCGGCTTCTCCGTTCACCCTGACGCCCGGATACGTCGAGCCTGGCAACAACGATGGGCGCGACACCTCTTCGGGTGCCCGCGATGTTGGGTTCTTCCTTGGGAAGGCTCCGCTTGTGGATCTGTATCCCGTCAAACTGCATCACAAGTATGACGATTACAACTACAAGAAGTGGGAGGGCAAGGGTGCGTTTGGTGAGCGTGGTGTCCAGCTTCGCTGGTACGACGCCGCGACGCCGACTGCCGCGACCGTGGAACAGCGTTACTCGTGCGTCTGTGCTTGGGCGCGTGGTGACGTGAGCAACTAGTTGTAACCGGGGAGGGGCAGGTGCCCCTCCCCACCACTCAACCTCGTATAGGGGAGCATTATGAACCAGCAGATGAGAGATGTGCTTGCGGAAGACAGTTGGGAGCGGATGAACGTGATTGAGAAGCTTGCTCTGGCACAGGCCCGTACCGATAAGCGGTATCGGCCCATCACTCTTGAGGCAACAAACAAGGGCGTTGGGCGATATACTGTTGGTGGGTGGGATACGTTTGACCTTGACATCAGGGATGTGACTGATGGCGGGCGACGGCGTCAGCGGCGGGCGGTGGTAATCAAAGACCGTTTTGCCGATTTCGTGGATCACCCCGATTTTGAGGGCGTTATGATTCACATTCCTGCTACTGAGAGAAACATGGCCGCCCTTGCGTCAGCCCATCGGGATGGCAAGTGGGTAATTCGGCAGGACGATATACGGGAACAGGTGGCTGCGGCAAGCGAGAAGATTGTTCCTGTGCGCAATGCTGCTTCCGAAAATGCACAGCCCGAGCATCAGGGGCACATTGAGTCTGAGGAAGAGGCGTTGAAACGGCGCGTTGCCGAACTGGAGGGGCAGTTGTATCGGCAGGAGAAAACACCCGCTCCCCCACGGACAGTGGCGCAGCCGACGGTTCCGTCAGAGCCAATGCCGGAGCCCGACGAGCAGGTTAGTAAGATTGAGGCAGATGATGCTGCATTGACCAAGCGGGCCAAGGAAGCTGTACATGCTGAGCAGGCTGAGCTTATTGCACAGATGAAGAAGAAGGCGAAGAACTATTGGCTCAGTCGGGAATACAAGGAAAAAATTGTACCGCTTATCTCGGCTAAGAAAGACGAGCTATGTACACAACCCGTCAAATAGCTGAACTCATATCAATGCAGGCGTCCGAGTGGACCAAAACTGGTACACGCGGCACGCTTACTGTCATTGATGCGGTGAATCGAGAGATGAAGAGCGGGAACGTCCAAGCAAACGAGTACATTGATACGACTACTGGATTCCCGCCTCTTCTCTCGACCACTTCCGGCACGTACCAGTATGACCTGCCGGATAATGCAAGAATGCTGAAGTCGGTATTCTTCAAGGCGAAGAGTACCTATCCGTCTTCGGATGACTACGGGGAGTATCATCAGATATCATACGGGGGGAAGAAGTGTTTTGAGGTTCCGGTGACGCCAAGCCGGAAGACAAATTCTTCCAATGCCAATGTGATATTTCGTTCTGACCCCGGCACCACTACAAGTAAATACTACACGGCCTACTGGGTGGAGCCAACATCCATTACGTCGCTGAGTGTTCAACACGACATCGAACCGCCATACGAGCTGCTGTTTATCGACGGGTGTATTGCGCGGATTAAATATATGCAGTACGGGGATATCACCCCGTGGCTCCAATGGGTTGAGCGCATGAGGATAGAGTATTGGGGCGACATGAATCACAATCCCCCGTCCGAGACTAATCAGACACCCGCGAGGGCATGTTAATGCCGCGTATCACGCAGCAGCCTAGAGGCAAAGAGCAGGGCGACCGTCAGATCCACAGGGAGTGGGAGAACTTCACCCTGGGAATGATGGATGGGCCGCCGGTATGGCCCGATGGCGCTGTTAACAAACTCGTTAATGCCGTGGCATACCCCCGGTGGGTTCAGGGCCGGTTCGGAACGCGGATGTACCGGGACAACGCCATTCCGCACCTTCCCGGCAGAACACACTATACCGGCAGCAAGTCGGGGCGCACCATCACGTCTGCTGACGCGGGCTTTACGCTGGATGACATATCCAACTACTGGGTGTGGTCAGACGGCAGGAACGATGAGATTGTTGAACTGATTAGTGCAACACAGGTTAAGACGCGGGACGAGTTTGACCGGGACACGGAGTACGACTGTCACTTGAGGGGTAAACACAACGGGTGGATACAGCACAAAGAGAACCGCCTGATTGTTGCTCAATTTGGCACGAATTTCTACGTTGCAAACGATCTTGAGATGAGTGGTTGGACGCGGCTGGTGTGCGTAGACCCGCCGCTGGCGCCGAACAATTCCACCTCCACGTTTGATGAGTTTGACAACGACGTGGTGTGTTTCAATTCCAATGGAACGTACAGGCTGGTGGTAGACACCGTAATCCCCCGGTTCTACCGCTTTAACAACAACACCCCCGCGCAGCCCGTGGACAGCGTAGTGAAGACCGACGAGCTTCCATACGGGAGGCGGTACATTTACTGTGCCATGCGGCTCACGGGAGAGACCACGCTTCGGAACCGGGGGACAACGGGTGCCAAGATTGAGACTGAGGCTGGCCCGAATGCCGTGGATGACAACAAGCAGGACTACGGCGAGGTGTGGACACGGTATCGCATTGGGGATAATACCAAGACCCGTGGCAGGCTCTTGGGAACGGCGGTGGTAAATGCCGCGCTGGATGCTGTGGGCGTGTGGAGCATTGTGGAGGATGGGTCATTTGAGATTTCGATAAATGGCCGGGAACACATGTTGCACATTGACTTCACTGGCGTAGGCACAATGGATGATGTGGCGGCACGGATTCAGAAGGTGATGAAGATTTACTGGCCCGATTCCACCTGCATCTACAATGACGATGGACAGTTTGAGCTTACGTCGGGCGATGTGGACGGCAGTACGCTTGACAGCATCGGTGCCGGAACGGGAACGGTGGACATATCCAGCGCCGTGTACACGAATATCATTGGCTCCACTCCCGAGACGGAGATATTTGCACAGCCGAGTACGATAACGCTCTTGCGGGTTCCCCTCAAGGATGATGGGACTCCACACGAGTGCTATACGCATTTCTCTATCTACGGAACACAGGATGTGGGGGTCAACGGCACCGACCCTGTGACGGGCGAGGGCAACGACACCGAGCGGTACGTGTGGCTGTATGACCTGAGAACGTGTGCAGCGTTCTACGCCTCCAAGGATGTGGACGGCACGGTAACTGCGCACAGGGGCCAGTTTGAGGCGGCTGATGTGGGAAGCCCGCTGGTGTGGGAGGATGGTGACAGGGATACCATTGCCACGTACATAGACGAGACGCACGTTACGGTAAGCAGGGCGCCTTACGTCGAAGACCAGAAAGAATATCAGGCGGCGGCGATTGGCGATGGAGAGTTTACGGTTGCTACTCAGAGCGGCGACGTTATCACGCGGGAGGGTGGCGGGGACGGGTTCTGTGACCTAACTCCCGGCACAACCATCCATTGGTCTAGTGGGTATCGGTCGATTGTCCGAGAGGTGATTGACTGCAACCATGTGCGGGTATGGGACACGGGCACGCGGGTACTTCAGGGCGTGACGTGGGCACCGCGATATCGAAACTTCAACGACCGCACGGACGATGCGGTTGTGCGGTCACGGATTAAGTTCCTGTCAATGAAAAACCGCTTGTGGGAACGGGTGCCGAACGGAAACATTGGCAGAGTGATGCCGGGGTGGATGTTCTCTGGGAACCGGGGGGCCAAGCGGTTCTACTACACGCAGCTTCCGACGGAATACCAGTACCTTGCGGGGTATTACTTTGCGGGGTATCAGTACAATGAGGATGTAAATGATGCAATACAGTCGCTTGAGGAGTTCCCGAATAGAATTGTTGCTTATTGCGCAAAAAGCGCATATGCTGGGCCGACGAATACATCTACTCCCTTTAGTGTACCTAGTACCGGCCAGTTTATCAATGTCTTGAACGGTATGCAGCCGCAGGAGGCTAACATTGGTGTACTGGATTGGGGGTCAATAGTAGATGTGGATACGGGGAAACAGATAGTTGTCACATCAGAGCCGGGAGTGCGGGTGTTTGACGGGTTTACGTTTGGGCCGAACCTTGCCGAAACGCAGGAGGGTTATGAACTGGTGATGAACTACCTCCGGGGGTGGGTGCGGGCCACGGCTTCTGCATACAAGGACGGGGTATTGTACCTGTGGGGATTGACGGAATGAAGACTTTTGGTGTGTGGCTTGGTGATGAGCCAGTGCCGGAACATACGTTTGACGAGGTGATAACTTCTCTTGATGATGAGATGGAGAGGTTGTTTGAACGGTCGATGCTGCCAGACGGGGTGGACAGATGGCGGGTGATGAGTGACATTGTGCGATTCCACGAGGGCACCAAGAGGGTTGGGTGGCTGTACCATGACTTCGACTGCCGGTGGAAGGGTGAGGTTAGCGGGAAGAAAACGCGCTTTCCGGTAAGAGGGGAGGTGCGGGACTTCTTTTGTTTCTACGTGGGAAGTGATGGGATTCCTCAGCGGGTAGTGGATTGGGCATGGGAAAGGCAGAAGAAGCCGTGGGGGATATCGCTTGGCAGGGATTCAGTGTTTGCGATGATAAACAAGAAATGTACTGGTGCGGGAAAATTGCCACAGGGATCATATAGGCATGGCTAGTTACTACGCAGACTTTAGCGCAACCGGCGGCCCACATGGCGGCACCAGCGCAGATCCTTGGACTGCTTCAGAGTGGTTGTCGCACGTTGAGGGCGGCGGGGAAGCCGCTGGTTCCATATTCCGTCAATACGGAACATATTCTGGTGCAGATGTTGATATTTATATAGCAAACGACAACCAAACCCTTGATGGCTGGGGCGGCCCTGTCGCGGGCGGATATGATGTGTGGAGGGTTCCCGGCCCATTCGACTACATTGGCGGGGGCAACAACGGAACCAATCTCAAGACTCGGCGTGGCGCATTCGGCGACATAACTGGCTCAGTAAAGACCAACATAGACGGAAGAAGATATACATGGGAGTGCTGCTATTTCTATGATGCGTCGCTTCTTTTGTTTGGGTGTTACAAGGTTGGCAGTCTTTATTTCAATGGTTGTACTTTTAATGCTCCGGTGCTTGATTTTTCTTATCAGGGCGGTCTTACCAAAAACTACGTCAATGATTGTATCATTAACGGCAGTATATTGTTGGGCTATGATGCTGTTGGCTATTGCACAGTTGTTTTTACGCGCTGCTATTTTGTTGGGAAAACACAGGCAGAGGTATTGGAGAATGTTAGGTTTCCTTCCAAGGTCACCTTTGTTGACTGTGTGTTTGAGGTTGCGCTTGATGCTGAGTTGCCCACAAGCGTGTCTTCCATAAGGGAAGGAACGCTGCGGTACTCCACGTTCTTTGGGGAAAGGCACTCTGCTGACTATACGGGGTATGACCACGGGTTCGGGTCAAACAGCCGCGAGGGGCCGGGGGCGTTCTACTTCGGGATGGGGGCAGTATCAGGAACGGCCACACCGTCCTCTGGTGTGGGGCCAATGGACACGCACTTTGAGACTTCGCCAGAGGGTGATGTCGATGTACAGTGGGATTTTGGAGATGGCACGTACTCAGAGGAGTGGCAGTCTGACCACCGCTATACCGCACCCGGCAAGTACGAGGTCACGCTGACGTGGACAGACAGGCTTGGCAACACTTCGACCACGACCTTCACCATATATGTGTACGATTGGGACTACTCCGGGTCTGGAGTGTGGGCCAGCTATACCGATGAGTGTCTGCGGCTGTCGATGCACCCGGCAAAGGGGCTGGGATGGTCTGAATTCA